CGAACGACCTGTTTCCGACGGTGCTTTGGGTCCGCCCGGAATCGCCCTGGCCCCCAGTTTGCCCGGTGAGGTTCCTGACGCCTCGGTCAGGTTTTGCTTGCGTTTGTTCTGGCCGATGACCCGGTCATCCAAACGTATGGCCTCGCCCGGCCGAGGTGTAGCTACCCGGCCGAACCGGGTGCCGCCCATGTTCCGATCGTAATTACCCATCGGAGTAACCTACTTGGAGGTCCGGCCGCCCTCGACGCGATTCGAACCCGTGTTGCCGAACATCTTGGTCGAGCCGCCCGAGGCAAATTTGGATTTGCCGCCACTGGGCGTGGTCGCACTTACACCCGGCGTCTGGGTTCCGGCATAGGATCTGTTCGACACCCCAGAACTATAAAACCCGTGCCCGTTACCCGCCGAAACCTTCTGTTCGCGTCTTCCCGTGGCGTGGCCCTCTTGCGAGGAAACCGCTGATTTCTGGGTTCCTGCGCCCGCGAACGCGTGCATTTTCCCGTTGCCACCCAGGGTACCCCAGGACTTCTTGACGCCCGATCCACCTGACTTGGCCATGATTTTCTCCTTGGATTTATTCACCGATATAAAACAAACGTTAAATCGTTTTTCCTATCGTTTCCGCAACTTTCTAACCGCCAGGGCCACCGCCGCCCGTAACCCTTGCGTTCGAAGCATTTACCCGTGGACCCTGGGCCTGCGCGGGCGGCCGGGGCGCTTGGTTGCCCGGCACCCCTGTCGGGGGTCCGGGCGGTCCTTGTGGACCCGGCCCGCCACCGCCGCCACCTACACCGCCGGGAGGGCCCCTGCCAGGGCCGCCAGGGCCTCCAGGGGGCATCGGCGGCTGCTGGGTGTGTCCGGGTATGCCCTGCGCCTGCGCCTGCTGGGCGGCTTGTTTCTGCTGATCCTCAAGCTGATCGTCGGTCGGCACGATCTCCTCGCCGTCGAGCCCGATGCCCGTCGACACGGCCCGCAGGATGCTCGCCCGGCCCTTGGGACCGATGATCGCCATGTCGATCGGATTCCCGGTGAGCTGCAAGAACTCCAGCTGACGCTGTCTGAGGGTCTCCCGCTGGACGGCAACGACCACGCCTTTGGGCATGACCTCCTCTTCGCCGGTCAGCAGTCCCGAAGTGTCGCTCATCAGCACCAGGTCGAGCAGGCTGCGCAACAGAGGAGTCATGACGTCGCGGTCGATGTTGGCGCAGACGGTCTGGAGGATCTTCGACGCATTTCCCATAAGCATAGCGAGGCCAGAAGCTGTTCGACCTGCGCCGCCTCCGGGAGAATTACCGGATAGATACTTCGGGATAGCCGACATATCGTCGGCAAGGCCGTAGAACGCATTAAAAACGGCAAGATGTTCCTGGGCATTGGACTGCGGCTGAAAGAAACTTACCGCCGGCTCGGTGGATCCCGCGACTGCCGGGTTGGTCGTCCGCCAGCGTTTCCAGGGATAGAGTTCGTCCGAATTATTATCACCCGCCAGACGATCCTCGTTGATGACTACCTGGGGGCCCGAACTGATACTCATGTTGTTGACGACGGAACGTAAACTGGCGTTGGCCACTTCCTGCAAATCAGAAATTATATCGGGAATGCCATTACCTACGGGGGTAGACGGCACCTTTTCAAAAGAGGTCAGGAAAAACGGATGCCGACGGCGCGGGCTCGGGGAGAGCTGCACCTTGATCAGATACCTTCCGATCAACCAGGCCTGAATGGCATAATCCCGCAGGGCATCCGGGATCTCTTTGGGAGAGAAGCCATACTCCAGGAGCATCCGACCCTGGACGTTGCCGTGAAACTCCAACGTCGTGATCAGGTTACTTAGATTATAAACCGGGCTCTCACGCGATTCGAGAACCGCCCGTGTCGCATCGGTCGAGTCCCAGTTCTCGGTGATCCCCTGCCGACCATAGTTATCCAGCACCGCCCGGATGTTCTGGGTGTTGTACCCCGGCATGCCTATGAGATCGTTCAGATCGGTCCGTGTGACACGTATCCGGTGGATGACCTGGGCGTCCTCGATGTCGGTAACACCAGGCGTCCACCACAAATCAAAGGGAGAAACATGCTCCCACCAAAGTCTGGGCTTACGCAACTGCTGGGGTTGTTTACCCACCCACTTGACGTCCATCACCATGCGAATCGTCGGGCCCTTGATACATCCGAAAGGAAACACCGGCATGTCGGTCAGGAACTCGGCGAAGGCTGTATAAAAATTCCCCTGGGTTAATATCTCGTCGAGTTTCTCCTCGGAGATAGTTGTTTGCTCTTTGGCGTGGACCTTGGCGGCGTCGCGCGCCGACACCATCAGCTGGAATATTCTCTCTTGGATTTGATCGGGCTCGGGCATTTTTCCCGGCATGGCCGGCACGACTGGTGGTGACCCCGGTAAATTATTCGGATCGGGCACGGCGGGAGCACCCTGCATGGCCGACTGGACCTCGGTGGTCACCAGTTGTTCGATCGATTGTAACACTTCAGGCGGGATCGCCGGGTCACTCGGCGGGGTAAGTCCCCACGGTCGTTCGGCTCCGAGGTACACATCGCGCAAGAGGGAAGACGCACCCCGGCATTTGGCTGCGGTCAGCCGGGCGTACACATCGGAGCCGCCGAACCGGCGGATCTCCGCCAGCTTGGTCGGATCGTACTGACCATTAAAAGCACGTAATGCCGCAAGTAATCTATCGCTCCAACCGCCCACGGTATTACGATGACGGACCATCATGTCCCATTGGGTACGGATGTACCCTTCGAGACCCGTGTACATATTGGTATCGGGCTGAGTGCCCTGGGATGCCTCGCGGGCACGCGCCTCGGCCGCATCCATCTCGGCGTTGGACACTGTGCGAACGAGCGGATTAGTTCCCGGAGCCGCAGGCTGTCGCGGCTGGAATGGGATCACCTGGTCGACGATGGCTAGCCCCCCGTATTTGGTAGCCATGTAAAACTGTAATATCTATTAGTGTGTCGGTTTTCTAAGGAAATTACAATGGCCCGAAAACCCCTGGTTATGCTCGACGACGCGGGTGTCTCACGCCTGGCGCGTGAGGTCGCCCGGGATATCAAGTCCATCAAAGAGATACTTACCCAGTTCCAGCTGGACGAGTCCCAGTTCGAGCAAATCACCGATAGTAAATTTTTTCAGGTGAGATTATCCGAAGAAGTACAACTCTGGACCGCATCGGATCCGCTGAGCATCGCCAAGCGCATCGAAACCAAAGCGGCCACCCTGGTCGAAGATTGTCTGCTGGAAGTGTACGGTCTTATTCATGATCGCAATCAGCCGATGGCCGCCAAGGTCGAGGCGCTGAAGTGGGCGGCCCGCATGGCCGGCATGGGCGAAGCATCCGGGGTGCGCGGAAACGGCACCGACGGACAGGTGAAAATCACGATCAATATAGCGGGTAAGAACCTTGAGTTCGAAAAAGAGAAGTTACCCCGCGATGTAACCAAGGCAACGGACATCGTCGACCTCACGCCGAGCAGCGCCACATGACCCAGCTGGAGTTTTACTTCCCGACGCCCCAGTTTCCCCACGGCCTGGCGTTCGCGGCATTCGCAATGTTCTGGTTCATCAGGCGCACCTGATGGAAGTCGAATACACGGCACCTCCTACGGTCGCGAACTTCATGGAGAGCGAGAGTTTCATACGCCTGATTGCGGGGCCGGTCGGATCGGGTAAAACAACAGGATGTATTTTCGAGCTGCTCAGAAGATCCTGCGAGCAGTGGCCCTCACCCGATGGCATCAGGTACACGCGCTGGGCCATCTGCCGCCAGACGCTCAGCCAGCTCAAGAACACGGTGCTCAAGGATATCGCACGTTGGCTCTCTGGCATCGCACGTTGGAAAGTCTCGGATAGCACGATTTATTTCGAGTTTGCAGACGTAAAATCCGAGTGGTTGTTGTTGCCCCTGGAGACGCCCGAGGACCAGCGAAGATTATTATCCATGAACCTCACCGGCATCTGGCTCTCCGAGGCCATCGAGATGGACTACGACCTGGTCGGCCCCATCTCCGCACGGTGCGGAAGATATCCCGGCCCGGCCGACGGCGGCGCGAAATGGTATGGTGTCCTGTGTGACACGAATATGCCCACGGAAGGCACACCGTGGCAGATGGCGATGGCCGACCCGCCGCCCGACATGATGGTCTACATCCAGCCGTCAGGACTCTCGCCGGAAGCCGAGAACCTTCCCTATCTGCTCCAGACGCCGGAGACCCTGGCGCTTGGTGTGACGAACCCACGCCGCATAGAAACCGGAAGAGTTTACTACGAGCGGCTGGCGCGCAACCAAAACGAAGCCTGGGTCACGCGCTACGTCAAAGCCGAATACGGACCGGATCCCTCGGGAGCCGCCGTCTACGCCGGCGCGTTTCGCTCGGGGTTTCACGTCGTAGACGGCATCGAGCCACTCAAGGGCACGCCGCTGTTCGTGGGCCAGGATTTCGGCCGTGACCCATGGGGCGTCGTGATCCAGATCGACCATCGGGGTAGAATACTGGTCCTGGAAGAAATCCCCGCCGAAGATACTGGACTGATCAATCATTGTCGCACAACCCTGCGGCCCCGGCTGCTCCAGCCGCGCTACCAGGGACTGGGTATCGTGATCGTAGGCGATCCGGCCGGCAGCACTCGGTCGCAGTATGACGAACTGACGGCGTTCGACATCCTCAAACGGGAGGGGTTCACTGCTCTCCCTTGCATGACCAACGACATCGGCACCCGGATCGCCGCCGTCGAGGGGTATCTGCTCCAACAACGTGACGGTGGCCCGGCAATAATATTCGATCGACCCCGATGTCCCGTGCTTATCCAGGCCATGAACGGCATGTACAGGTATTCGAAGACATCCATGGATGTGTCGAAGCCAAAACCCGACAAGAATAACTGGTCTCACGTCAGCGATGCTCTCCAGTACGCCGTTCTGGCAACCGGGGGTGCGACCTATCAGTCGATCGCCCGGAAATTATACCCCCGAAGAAACCGCGCGCAGACACCCGTCACGTCGGCGGCGGGCTGGACCTGATATTCGCTGCGCAGCTGGTGAGCCTTCATCGCCGCGCTGATCTTCATCCGGAACGCGGCCTTGTCCGATTCGGGCAGCTCCTGCCAACGCCGCTTCAGGGCGTCGGCCCGACGCTGACGCTGGGCCGGCGTGCCGAATCGGCGGGGGTCGGGGTCGATCATTAAACAGCAGCAAGGGCGTTCGACGTCGAGGGAGCCGACGATCCCGCCGCATTGGTCGCCACCATGGTGCAGGCAAAGACATGGCCGACGTCGGTCGCCCGGGTGATCGTGTAGGTCGCCGTGGAGGTACCGACGTTTATGGCGTCACGCGTCCACTGGTAGGTCCGGCTGGTCGGTGTCCCCGTCCAGTTGCCCAGCGTGCACGACAGCGTCGTACTGTTGGTCTGGGAAATGAATGGCCGGTCGACCACCGCCGGGGCAACCGCACCGGACGCCATGTTGGCAACATCGGCGTCAATCACACCCGGCATCTCCTCCTGCCACTCGGGAGGGGTGCGCTTTAGAATATATTCGCGCGACTGGCGCAGCGCGTGCGGCTTCAGTTGATTGTAAAGGTCCTGGGCGCACTGAACATCAGTAGTCATTTTTATCTCCCTTCAGGCTGAACAACATCGTCAGCCTTTACTTTCTCGGCTTTACGAAGCTCGTGTTCGAGCAGGCGTATGTACTCGGCCGCCAAACCCAATCTTCCAATTACGCCCTGGCGGGTCGGCGTCATCTCGACGGAAGTCTTGAGCTGCATCACGCGGGCAAAATTATCGAGCCATTCTGCATGATTTAGACGGCGTAAAGTTTCCACGGAGACCCGGGGAAGCTCCAGGCGCTCCATGCCGCGCTGGGATCTCCCGGCACGGGCGGGTTCTTCAGGCTTGGCCTCTCTCGGGGGCAGTTTCCCTTCGCCGTTGATCATCGTGCTTTTCCCACTGGAGGGAGGCCAGGGACACCAGGAGTTTCTGCTCCAGGGTCCATTCGTCAAGCGGTACGAACGCCAGATTATATTCGGCAATCGCACGGTAGTCGAGCTTGAGCGCCTGCTCGGGAACCCAATACTTCATCTTGTTTGCTTCACTGGAGGAAGAGAATAAGTCGAGCAGTATCTTCCTGGGATAACTCGAAGGTCCACTGTTCGGCCTGCACGAGGGGGATCCTCAGCACGGCACGGCCACCGTCGGATTTTCTCTGCACCGCTACCAAATAGTCGAACGTTCTCGCGTCGGCCATCACCTGGATATCTTTTATCTCGGAACTTATGACGTGGTTGAACGCGCCACGGATTTTTCGGGCGATGCGCGTGGTCTCGGTGTCGTGGTTCATAATCGACATGTTTGTTTTTTAGAATGCGCAACAAAGTTACTCAACTGGTTTTTTCCGTCCGGTATTTTCTAAGTACCTGAATTTCACTGGCCGGCCGCCGCCCCTGTCCATTGTGGCCGCCGGGGGGGAGGGGCCTCGGGGTCCGATCGCGCGACCCTCTCGCCCCGCCCTACAAACAACTAGAGGTGAGGGAACATCCCTCTTTTCACAACCAGAAAGGCCTACTCAGTGAGTAACCAGTCAACCATCTACCAGCAGATGCTGGCACGCGTGCCGACGTACGGCTACGCAGTCGGACGCGGTAACAGCGGCGCGTTCTCTGACATGGGGCGCGACCTGTTCGTCGTAACCCGCGACGATCACGAGACGGACGTTTCGATCGTCAAGCCGTTCTACATTGACGTGCGCGAGTGCGCCGAGCGCGATGCAATCGCGGGCGGTAAGCCACTCAAGGAACAGAAAGAAAAGTCGCGGAATATCCAGATCAACAAAATGGAGAATTTCGCGCATGTTGGCATTTTCGCGCGTGCCAATGACGACGTGACCCCGGCTTTCGACTATGCCCACAAGCTAGTCGCTGGCGGTTATACCAAGCTGGTCAAGTGTTTGACCGCTTGCAAGGCGGAGTTGGGCAAGAACGCGGGCGCGGATTTCGCCACGCTCAAGGCGGCGATCGACAAGTCACTTGAGGAAACGCCGGTGTTGCTTTCCGAGGCTCTGACCTTGCAGGCCGACGCGTTCGACAAGCTGGTTCACGGCGACAAGACCGGCCCGTCCGATCACGAGGCGATGCTGGCGCGGCTCCTGTCGGCCTACCCACAGGATTACGTCAAGCATGTCGCCCAGTGCTATGCCGACATGATTGCCAAGGTGGTCAGCATGGAGCAGGCCGACGCGGCGAAGATCGACAAGGCGGCCGGTTGGTCGCACTAACATCCACCCTCTACCCCGCCCGGTGTGAACCGGGCGGGCTTTTCTATGGCTTACTCTCAGCACGCGACCCCCGCATAGTGCGCCATAGACAAGCCCGCCTCTTACACGTTCTTACTCAGTGAGTAACTCAAATGGCCTACGATAGATTGCCCGTAAAGTTTCAGCATCCGGATGATTTGCGCCAGAACAAGAACGCACAAAGACTACGTAACCAAGAGCGCAATTGGGCCGAACGCATATGCGAGCCTAATCGTATCTACGATGCGTTGACTAATGACGCGGGATACAACCACAACTACCATGCGCCGCAGGCCCCCGCGATCGTATATGACACGCCCAAGGGAAAATATGTTCAGGCTAGTTCAGTTACTCAGTTGAGTAACCCGGTGAAACAACACATCATGCGCCAGGATACCAAGCGCGTGATGAAATCGTACGTCAGCAACACCGATTGGTAATTAAATAATTACTATGTGCTAATTCTCTAAGCCGGTGCCCAAACGTTGCCCAAACCGTTGCCCGTCACAATAAATTAATTCTCTATATATATCATATAGTTATACTATAAGTAATATTATTCAGCAACCAGCAACGGGTAAACACACCCTTTCCTAAGCGAGCAGCTTTTCCCTCCCTATACCTGTGCGCGTCGAATTAATTTCGACGCCGACTTTGGGCAACGGAAAATTCCTCGTCAATTATTAGGGAGGGTGTGTTTACCCGTTGCTCGTCGAGTAACAATCTTACTCATTGAGTAACCCATTGATATACAACAACAATAAAATTGTAGCAACGAGCTACGCTTTGGGCAACGTTTGGGCACCGGCTAATTAAATTACATTATAATCGAAAAGGAAACACTGTGCTACACGCAACTATAAATTACGTCGTGCCAATACTGGGCGTGACGCTGGCGCTTGCAGCTTTCGTGGCCCTGCTATGTGGCTTCGCCGGCCGGCGGATTTACTCTCCGAAAATCGTCGAGCCGATTAATCAACGGGCAACGGACGTCATTCGGCCCCTGGAAAACGTCATCACCAACGTCCGCTGGCCCATTAACTATTGATTGGGCCAGTGCGGTTAAGCTTGCGCGCTCAGGACGCGCAAGCTTAATGATTATCCTTCCTGAAGTCAACAAAACTACCCACAACCACCCGAAAGGCTATGAAAATGAGCGTTCTTGCTGACTTTAACTCGACGATCGAGCGCCGCAGGCGTGACCGCCAGTGGCTGGCAAGCGACCACAAGAACAAGCGCCGTGAGGCCCTGTGGGCCCTGCGCGAGGCACGCAAGCATCGTGGCGTGCAGTTCTGGCGCGAGCATGACGACGCCAAGCGTCTGGCTGACGAAGCCCGCGAACGCCAGCGCCTCCAGGACATGTGTGAGGATGCCGGCCTCGTGTTCTGTCTGCCTTCCCTCAACCCTTACTCAGGTGAGTAACTCAAATGTTTGACGAGATCGCCTTCGCGCTGTGGCTCGAATTGGAATGGCGTTGGGCACATGCGACATCACCCTGGGTGAAGTGCATGACGCGCGCCGAATGGGCCAACAGCATCAATCACAACGTCGCGCGTGCCTACGCGCTCAAGTGGTAAGGAGTAACTCATGACGACCCTCAACTTCATCAACGACGCCCTGATCCTCGCCACTTTCGTGCTGGCCCTGATCGCCTTCGCCTACATGGCCTTTACTCTCCGAAAGCCGCTGTCACGCGCCTTCGCGTGGCTGTGCTTCGCCGTGTACTTTGGCGTGACGATGGTCACCCTCGACCTGATGTTCCTCTGATGCACGTCACCGCATTCGGCCTGTTCGGCGCGCTGCTGATCATCGCCCTCATCAGGCGCGTGTGGTTAGTCCCCCGCAAGGTAAAGCGCCAGCGTGCCATCGAAACGGCGCAGCGTGTGTCCCATGAGGCACGCGTGAAAAACCTCAAGGAGATCGACCTGCCGGCGCTTGAGACCTGGATCGCCAACAAAAAGGACCTACTCACATGAGTAACTACGATCCGACTTACGACGAGATGCGCGAGTATCTGCTGCCCATGATGGGCCGCTATGACGCCATCGACTTCGACTTCGAGGAAGCCGTCTATTGGTACGCCCACGACTACCATTCGGGCCAGTGGTCGAACCTCTACAGCGTGCTGAGTACCTCCAAGTTCAAGCCCGGCGCGTATAGCACAGGTCTGGCTGACGGCTCGACCGCGCTGGATCTTTACACCGAGCTATGCGAGAAGTTCGGTTCTTGATGTTACTCAGGTGAGTAACTAACAACGGGCCGTGACGCCCATCCACGACGCAACCAATCGGTGGCGTCCTGGTAAACACAGGAGAAGGTGTTATGCGAAGAACTATTGTGGCCGGCGTCATGCTGGCCGCTGCCCTGACGAGCGCGTGCTCGACCAACGGCGGCATGTATAAAGCTGGTGATTCGGTCAACGGTGAATTTTCCGGTTGGAAAACCGCAGGCGCGGTGGCGCTTGGGATATTAACCCTCGGTGCGGTGGCGGCCGGCGCGGCGGTTGGCGCGCAGAACCACACGACTTACTCTCCGAACAACGTGACGTTCGTGAGCGGCAACAATCACGTGCGGACCTACCTCGTCAACGGTGAGTACGTGACGTGTTACCGGACCGGCACCATGTGGAACTGTTACTAGGAGCCTATCATGAAGATCACCTACACAATGACCGTCGTCATCACTGCCGATACACAGCAGGAAGTGTTTGATACTTTCGGCGAGCTGGTCGATGCCGTCATCAACGTCGCCAACAGTCAGCCGACTGCGCATATCGAGGTCGATGAACTGGACCCCTCGAAACTCAGTTACTCAGGTGAGTAACATGCAAAACCTTACATTGAGCAACGTGGACTCTAACCGCACGGTCAGTTATCGCACCATGACGGCTAGTGCCCGTGATGATCAGATCCAGCTGCATACGACCAGCGGCAATGGCTATTCTGCCCTGACGTGGCTGACCTACGCCCAGGCGGTCGAGCTGGGTACGTGGTTGGTATCGGCCGCTGTGGCACGCAAACTGGAGTTACTCAAATGAGTAAGACCTACAAGATCGTGCGTCGTTACTTTCGTGATAACCGACGGCGCGTGATCCGCAGGGGCCTGACGCTCGAACAGGCCCAGGCCCATTGCAACGACCCCGAAACATCCAGCAAGACCGCGACCACACACCATGCCCGCGCCCTTACATCGAGGCGCGGCCCGTGGTTCGACGGTTACGATGAGGAGTAACATGAGCAACGTTATCGCCAAGCAGTTCAATACTGATCGAGTATGAAGCGACCCATCTGCGCGACAGTCGCTATGCCGTGCGTCCAGCCGGCAAGCTGGGCACCTGCGGCTGGACGCCGTTCGCCTGGACCGTGGTCTACGTCAACGCGCACTCTCCGGCCGCCGCCATCGCCAAGGCCGAGCGGCGCGGCCTGATCATTCACAAGAAAGGAGTCAACTCCGAAACGGCTCCGTTTCGGAGTGCACTCAGATGAGTAAGAAGGATTATGAACTGATCGCCAGGACATTCGCCGGCATCAACCCCGATCATTACACTTCGACGGTCGAGGTGCGTGCGGCTTTGCTTCACCAATTGGCGCTCAACCTCAAGGGCGATAACGACTCGTTCAACATCGTGAAGTTCGTGCGGGCGTGCAGCCCGACCAACCGTAGAAAGGGCAACACATGAGTAATCATCACATCACCGGCAAACCTATCGGTAGTTGGATGCGCAGTCAGGGCACACGGTACTGGGATGGCCCGTGCACCTGCGGCTCCGGCCGCGACGGCCATGAGGTCTACGACGACAACGGGATTTACTTCGGCATCTCGTGCAGCTCGTGCAAGCGTGAGCCCATGCCGGGGCCTTATGACGAACCGATCGAGGAGGATTGAACCATGACCGATCCGGCATACGACCTGCACATCCGTGTCTACAACTTCATGCGCGAGCACGAGTACAGGCACATGTTGTGGACCTACATCGACCTGTGCCGGCGTGAGGCCGAGCAGCATCTTACTCAAGTGAGTAACATGCGCTGTTATCTATATCGAACCGAGCGGCTGATCGAGGTGATCGCCGAGAACGAAGCCGATGCCGACAAGGAAGTGCAGCGTGAGTTGCACAGAGACGAGACAGTGATCTGTCTCGTGAAAGATTACCCAACTGAGTAAGACGTGACGTGTATATCCCAACAGGAGAAGGTCAATGACTGGTAGTTTGCACATGGTCCTGAGCAATTCAGAGGCCGACAAGGAAATCAAGTTCAAGAAGTACGAGGACTACGGCCAGCGTGAGGGCAACGGTGCGGCGGCCCGCCCGGGGTTCTTCTACGATCTGGTGTGTGACGCGCGGCCCAACCAGGACACCATCTCGCTGGACGTGTCCGATGCCGAGACTTCATGGGATCGCTATGCCCGTGCGTCGGCCCGGGGTGCCTCGATGATCGGCGGCATAAAGGCGGCGGCCAACGACCAGGCGGCCAAGGACTCCCGGGACGTGCGTATCTCCGAGACCCGCACGTTCATCAAGATGGGAAGTATTGCGTACGTGGATGCCGTCGAGGTGATGGACCGCGCCATGAAGCGCATCAAGCAGGAGCGGCTCGATGGCACTCTCAAGTGCAAGCCGACCGATGCCATGCTGGCCGTCGCCCGCGAGCAATGCAAGCCGGCGTGGCAGAGCGTCCCTCTGGACGACGCCACCATCGAACAGGTCATCCAGCCCAAGGTCGCCAACGAGAAAAAGGAAGAGGACCGCCTGGATAAAGTGCGTGAGGAACTGGAGCGCATCACCAAGAAGTTCGGTGAGACCGACGAGGTCAACAACGCCATCGCTTATGTACAAAAGCGCATCGACGATCTGGGGGGGACGACACGGGCCAAGCGCGCTCAGGCATCACTCAACAAGAAAAGAAAGTAGGGTTACTCAGATGAGTAAGATCTACACCATCAACGCCGCCTACCGCATGGGTTGGCGGGCTGCCGAGGACTACTATGCCACGGGCCTGGGCGCGTCCAAGCGCACTGCCATGGGGCGTACCATGTTCCCCTGCCCCAAGCATGTCCGCGACTGGTGGTCATGGGTGCAGGGCTTCAATCACTACGTCTCGACACTCTAGTGGTTACGGGGGCCCCGGGCCTTTCTCAGCAGCAAGGGACTGCTGGCAACGAAAAGTACCTCCTGCCTACCGCCTGCTTCGCCCCACGCTCATAACGGGACAGGCGCATGGTCAAACCTGCCGGGGCGGAGTTAAACACTCCCTATAAACAGGTAAGGGTACATCCCTTCTTTCTTAGGCCCAGCTGCTCAGCTGGGCACGCATTACTCAGGTGAGTAACATGAAGTTCTGGCCGGTCGTGTTCTGGTGTTCCGAGACCAAAGGCGACTACCTCGTCTACATACCATCGCTGTCCACTCACAAGTATCCAACCGAGTCCTACGCCACGCGCGAGGCGGCGCTGCGACGGGCCATCAAGATGATTCCCCGGGGCCGGATACACGACGAGGGTTTACCGGCGAGCACAGTTCTGCCGATCTTCATCCCTTGGGTAATCGAGGGCGAGCGGCCGGATGTTTCACGCTCCAGCACTCTCCGATTGCTGGTCCAGCGCATCAACGTCAACGAAGATTGACGGATAAGATTAAGACGGTTACTCAGGTGAGTAACTGTGTGATTACCATACAGGAGAAGTAAATGTTATTGGAACAGATGTTAGGCGAACTGCGGCCTTTGATGGACGCCGGCATTGCGGTGAACATTAGCAGCTCACCCGGTGCGGGCAAGACCGACAGCATCGTCGGTCCCGGGGGCTGGGTCGATCAGCAGTCCGAGAAGGACGGCTTCGAATGGGGCGTGTCGCACACCATGCTGGCAACCCAGACACCCGTCGATCTCATGGGCTACCTCATTCCGGGCACCCGCGAATGGAAAGACGAGCTGACTGGCACCACCCACACGACGCGCGTCAGCGAGTTCACCCTGCCCTATTGGGCGATCTCGACCAAGGGCATACCGCTCTCGCAGTACAAGCGGGCGCTGATTATTCTGGATGAGGCCGACAAGGCGGACAGCGATACGTTCAAGACGTCGGCCGAGATCCAGCTCAAGGCATCCATTGGTCCGCATCAGCATGACCCCAGGAAAGTCGGCCGGATCATCCTGATGAACCGCGCGCAGGATCGTTCGGGGTCGGGCCGCAAGTTCGACTTCATCATCAACCGTGTGGCCGAATTTGAGATTCTATCCAGCTTCGAGGGCTGGCGGGATAATTACGCTTTGAAGGTCGGCATGGATCCGCTGTTCATCGCCTTCGCGAGCAAGTACCCGGAAGTGGTATTTTCCAACAAGGTGCCCGACAAGCAGGGATCGTTCTGCACGGCCCGGTCGCTGACCAACCTTGCCAAGGTGTTACCGCTCAGGGTAACCGACGAGGGGAAGATCAAGATCGACTCGGTGACCAACGAGATCATCAACGGCATGATCGGCACGGCGGCGGGGATGCAACTCTCAGCCTGGATCAAGCTGCGCCACGAGACCCCGGACTGGGAAGACATCCTCAAGGATCCGGCGGGTATTGGCATTCAGGGCATGAAGCCGGATGCCATGCTGATGGTGTGTTACGAGTGCGCCCATAAGGTCACCACCGCGACGGCGGCCAAGTGTGTCACTTTCATCAAGCGTCTGCCGGCGCAGTTCTCGGTGACGTTCGCCAAGGCGGCCGTGAAGCGCAACTACGATCTTATCAACACGCCTGCGTTCATGGACTGGGTCGCCAAGAACGCGAGCCTGCTCAACGCGATCGGAGGTGCCAAGTGAGGCCCAAGCACTACGACGACAACATGGCCCGTCATGAGGGATGGGTCTTGTCCGAACGTGACGACGGGCGCTGGGAAATCCAGCGTTACGACGAGCTTCCCTGTTGGCGCTACGACAGGACGTTCTCGCAACTGGAGCCACCCTTCAAGAACGACGACGAGGCCGAGGCCTATGTGCGGCGTCAGCAATTCTCGCCGATGCACAGCGAAGCGGCACGGCTTCACGGTACCAAGGTGAAGTAGGTTACTCAACTGAGTAAGAAACAGGAGAAGAAACATGTTCCGACTGGAAGTCTTCGTCGAGAAGAAACACCTCGCCGATGTGTTCGAAAGACTCACCAACATCGCCGACGTGCAGAGCTGCGCCATGGTGCCCAACCTCGAAAAGAAGAACGGCAAGATCAACGTGACGGCCAGCGACACCGTCGAGTTGCTGACCAAGGAGATCCACAAGCGCAAGCTCACCGAGTTCCGGGGGCCCGACTTCAAAGCGATGCTCGAACATCTCCATATCGCCACGTCGTCGTACAGCCACTACCTGCAAAATCTGTGCAACGCCGGCGTGCTCAGGAAGGGCAAGCTGGTCGGCAACACCATGACCTATCATGTGACGGGGAAATAAGATGCGCCTGCTCAAGTCCTACATGTTCAGGACCAAGGACCCTGTAATCGACGAGTTGCGTACCATCATCCAGGACGAGACCGGAGATAAGCAACTCAAAGCAAGCACACTCTCCGACATCGCCGACGACGGTGGGCCGACGGTGGCCTGCATGCAGGGCTGGTTCCGGGGGAAAACCCGCCGGCCGCAGAACGCCACGATCGAAGCGACAGGCCGGGCGCTTGGCTTCAAGCGCACCTGGGTCAAGAACGGCAAAGCCTAAGTTACTCAGGTGAGTAAGAGACCCAAGACCAAGACCAAAACGTCCAAACCTAAGTGGCGGCTGGCGTTCTGGCGTGCAGTCGGCGAGTTCAAGGACGGCGAGCGCAAGATGGTGCAGCCCGATCGGCTCAGGAAGAGGAAGTTTATCTACGAGGCGACGGCGAAGAAAGCGCAATGCGCCAACTGGAGACCACCTTTTAAGGCGTTCGTCTACCAGGGTAGAGCCCCCAAACGAGTCACCGAGATCCAGATAAATTACCCGGCGGAGTAATGCGCTCACCTACGGACCCACCGGGTCCGTAGCAAATCGTCGGGGCTAAGTCAAGTAACTCAACAGGAGCAAGTCAAATGGCTACCAAGGTGTTTCATATCGAACTCAGGGTACCGGGTGTGACCGACCCCAAGAAGATCGCCACGCTCAAGGAGTCGGTGCGCGTGAGTGCCCGTAATCTGTTCGGCATGGCGGTGCTGGTGACGGGTAACGACACGCCTCCCGCAATTGCGGCGTACGCCGAGGACTTCATGTCGGGCCAAGAGGAAATTCTTAAAGAGGACTCGGTTACTCAGGAGGGTAACGACGATGACTGACCACAAAGAACGGGCCAAGGAAGTCTGGCACTGGAACCGCGCGGTGAAGGGTGACGACCATCCCGATACTCAGCGGGCCCTGCGTGAGATGCAAGAGGCTCATAATGTCGTCATCAAGGTCGACGCCGATGAAGCCATCAAGCTGGCCGAGGCAGCCCAGGCCATGCTGACCGCGCTGAAGGCTGCCAAGCAACAGCTTAAGCCCATCATGACCAAGGCCGATCATGTTGTGTTTTTGCAGGTCGACGCCGCCATCACCCAAGCCGAGGCGGCAGGCATCACAACAGGAGAAGACAATGACCGAGCGTGACGGCGAGAGCATTGAACTGGAAGCGAAGCTGGAGCCATGCCCGTTTTGCGGCAAGGACGCAACGCGCATCCGCCCGAACGTCCACACGGGCCTGTTGCAAATTCAATGCGATGACTGCTGGGCAACCTCCGTCACATCAACCAATAGAGCCGTGGTCATCGCCGCATGGAACCGCCGTGCAGGAAAAGATGGTGAGGCCGCCCGCACCATGCTGGCCGCCCTGATAGAAATCGCGAACGACCCCGACACGCCCGCCGACCTGCGCGGGATGGCGTTTGCTGTCATCGCCCAAGCCCAGGCGGCGGGCATCACCACAGGAGAAGACGAATGACCGAACGCACTCTTAGCGAAGCCCAGATCCGTTTGATGCAGGCAAGTCGCACCATGCTGGCCGCGCTGCATGAAGCGCGAGACGAACTCGCACAATTCGAGGTGAGGCTTCGCAATGTGGACACCGCCATCGCCCAGGCCGAAGCCGCCGGCATCACGGCGGAGGACTGAGCCATGAGCGCCATAACTCCCACGCAGTGGGAAAATGCGAAGCTGAACCTAGCGCACGCAGCTTACGTCCAAAAAATGGAAGCGGCCGCCAGCACCATGCTGGCCGCGTTGCAGACGACGCGCCTGCAACTGCACGTCGCATTGGCGGGCAAAGAGGCCCTGTCGATCGAGAAACAGCTGTCAATTGTAGATGCCGCCATCATCCAGGCTGAGCAAGCAGGAATTAAAACAGGAGAAGTCAAATGACCAGCGCAAGTGTTACTCAGGTGAGTAAGCCTCCCGAGGCGAAGTTGGTCCGGGCCAACCTGCCCGAGGTCAAACTCACGTCGGCCCAGGATCGTCAGTGGTCCGAGACCCTCGCAGCCGTCAACTGGATCGGCCCGGGGTTCTGTCACCTCATGTACTCGATGCTGAACAAACGCGGTGACTCTCAGGTCGCACTGTTCAGCGAGGCGATCCCGACAGCGGCGGCAACCGATGGCCTCCAGCTGGTGTTCAAGCCCAGTGAGTTTTTTAAGCTCACGCTTATGGAACGCGTGTTCGCGGTCTTTCATGAGATAAGTCACTGTGTGGGGGATCACTGCGGGATGGGCTACCAGATGAAGAAGCGCGGCGAGATCTTCATGGGCAACAAGAAACTCCCGTATGATCCCATGCTCGCCAACATCGTGCAGGATTATATCATCAACGACATGCTGATCGAATCCAACTTCGGCACGTTCAAGAAGGGTTGGCTGCACGATACCAAGATCGCCACGTTCAGGGACGATTGGGTCGAGGTGTATTTCAAGGAGCACGCCAAAAAGAAGCCGCCGCCTGGTCAGGGAAAGCCCTGCGATGACGGCGATCCCGGTGACGAACCGGGCGAGGCTACTCAGCCGGGTAACAGCCCCGGCGAGGGTCAGACCCCGCCCGGTCCCGGTCAGTTCGACCAGCACCTGGATCCGGGCCAGACGGAGGATAAGTCTCCCGAGGAAACAGGCCCGCGCGACGAGCAACAGTGGCAGCAGGCGGTGCAGGAGGCCCTCACCGTGGCCCAGGCCCAGGGGAAATCCCCTGCGGCGTTCGAATTGCACTTCGGCAAGATGCTGGAGCCCAAGGTCAATTGGGCGGATCACCTGCGCGCCCTGCTGGCCCGCAAGGTGGGCGGGGGCGGGTTCGACTTCCAGCGGCCCGACCGGCGGCTTATCGTCAGGGACATCGTCTGTCCCGGGCGTTCGGGCTATGGTGCGGGCACCATCGTGGTCGCGTTGGATACCTCCGGGTCGATCTTCGGGGATCCCACGCTGATCGATCGCTGGATGGGCGAACTGTCGGGCGTGCTCGATGACGTCAAACCCAGAATGTTGCATGTGATCGAGTGCGATGCCGGCATCCAGCGTGTCACCGAGATGACCGACTCGTCGGATCTGGCCCAGCTTGAAGTGCTCAAGGGCGGCGGCGGGACCGACTTCACTCCGGTGTTCGACTGGATCGAGGAAGAGGGCATCGAGCCCGATTGCTTGTTGTACCTGACCGACTCATACGGGACGTTCCCCGAGGAGCCGCCCAAGTACCCGGTGATCTGGGGTGACATATCGGGTCAGCCCAAGAACTATCCGTGGGGTGACGTGGTCGAGGTGCCGACCGAGGAGTAGTTACTCAGATGGGTAAGCGTAAGAAAC